CTACACAGTCGAAACTGTGGTGGAAGTCACCTGCGGCCCTAAATACGCTTATTAAGGAAACATTATGGAAACACCAATTGGAAAACAAATCGCCGCCGCCTTTGTCAAAGCACAATCACAATTTGGCAAGGCGCTAAAAACGTCTGTAAACCCCCATTTCAAATCCAAGTATGCAGACCTCAGTTCTTGCATTGATGCTGTTGTAGGCGCTTTAAACGCCAATGGCATAGGTCTTATGCAACGCACCTATGAATGCAAAGATGGCGTAATGGTTGAAACAATGTTTGTGCATGAATCTGGGGAAGTGATGGAGTGCGGAATGCTTCATGTCCCAGCCAGCAAACATGATGCAATGGGTTTTGGTAGCGCCTTGACTTATGCGCGGAGATATAGCCTTTTGACCGCCAGCGGCCTCTCACCAGATGACGATGACGGTGTAGCGGCATCTCGCCCCGCGCCACAAATTGACGCTGGAATGATGGCAGACCACATAGCCGCCATCGATGCCAGCGCCAACAAAGAAGAACTGCAAACCGCCTACAAAGCAGCCTATGACGCTTGCAAGGGCGATCAGATTTGGATTGCCAAGGTCATCAAAGCCAAGGCAGACCGCATTGCCAAAGCAAAGGAAAAAGCATGAGAAAAAAGAAAGAAATCGGTCTTGAGGAAATAACCCTTAAAGACTTTATCGCCATTTTTGCCATGCAATCTTTTATCTCTGGATGGATTAGCCGCGGCACGTATCCAGAAACAGATTTAATCGTTTCTGAACTTTCATACAAAATGGCAAATGCCATGCTGGAGACACGCAATGGAAACTGAAATCATCCAAGGCAGTAGCGAATGGTTTTATCAACGTTTGGGAAAAGTTACCGCCAGCAGAGTGGCAGACGTAATCGCCAAGACCAAGACAGGTTACAGCACCAGTCGCGATAACTACATGGCCCAGCTTGTGGTGGAACGCCTAACCTTTACCAAACAAGAGTCATACACCAACGCCGCCATGCAATGGGGCACAGAACAAGAACCATTTGCTAGGGCTGCTTATGAGGCCGCACAAAGCGTTATGGTGGAAGAAGTGGGGTTTGTGCGTCATCCATCAATTGAGTGGGCTGGCGCGTCACCTGATGGGCTTGTTGGGGACGATGGATTGGTGGAGATCAAATGCCCAAATACGTCCACCATGATTGAAACGCTGCTATCCCAAAAAGTGCCTAGCAAATACATCACCCAGATGCAATTTCAAATGGCTTGCACAGGGCGCAAATGGACTGACTATGTTTCATTTGACCCCAGAATGCCAGCCAAGGCGCAATTGTTTGTCAAACGGGTTGACCGTGATGACGCATATATCGCAGAGATTGAAGCAGAGATTGTCAAATTTCTTGCAGAAGTCAAATCCCAAGTTCAACAACTAAACGCAATCATTGAAAGCAAATAATGTCAAAAGTTAAAAAAGAAATCACCGCCATCGTGGGCCAGTACACCAATGCCCAAGGTCAGCAAAAGAATCGCTATCAGCGCATCGGGTCAATCATTGACACACGCAATGGCGAAATGCTCAAACTGGATGTAATCCCTTTGAAGGAAAACGGTTGGGACGGGTGGGCATATTTGAACGACCCGCGCCCTGTTGAGCCTAAAGGCTTGCCAGCAGATAACGATGATGACCTGCCGTTTTAATTATGTTTGATTTCATATTTCCGCGAGTGCGTAAATCTGACCCGCTGACCTCGTTTGTGGCAGCGGATTCAGCCAAGGAATTAGCTAAAAAACACGGTTCAATTATTGTTCAATGCCTTGTCCAGCACGGGCCATTGGGCAAAGATGGAATCGCCACCCACACGGGTCTGGATGGCAATCAAGTGGCACGGCGTTTAAAAGAACTGGAAACGCTGGGATTGATTGAATTGACAGGCAAAACAGTCGCATCTAAATCAAAGCGCCAGGAAAGGGAATGGCGCACAACTTTAGTGAGGGTTTGACATGAATGAAGAAGATGAAGCATTTGAGGATTTAGCAAAGCGACAAGGGGATTGGGGTATGCAGGGGTCACGCAAACACCAGATCATGCGGTACGCTGAAAATGTAGAAAACAAGGGGACAAGCATGACTGACAAAGAAGCAATGAAGCTGGCGCTTTTTGCATTGGACATTGTGAAAATACATTTCACACAAAGCCGCCATGTTAATGAAGCCATTACCGCACTCAAAGAAGCATTGGCACAGCGCACAGAGCAAAACTTTTGCCCCCGATGCGGCAAGCGCACACCAGATTTAATCACCATTCACACTTGCACACCACCACAGGAAAACACATGATGGGTTTGTTTTTGGTCTTGTGCCTGGGCGCTGCCGTTGTGGTGGCAGTCGCCTGGGTATTCGTTCAAATCCTGCTATGGATGGAGGAATAGCGCCCGTTCATCCTGGCGGCGTTTAACCAGTCCTGGCAGGACTTTGCCACCGCCCTTGGTGTACTTTAGGAATTCATCCGCAGCACCCGCCTTGTCGCCTCTAAGCACTTTCTGGCGTAGCGTTGAACGCTGGGCTGTTCCCAAGCCGCAGTTAAAAGAAAAAGAAACAAGACTGTCAAACATACCTTGGCTGAGATCGACAGGAAATAAAGTGTGTACTCCACGTTCAAACCTTGCAAGATCGTTTCTGAGAATGGCATTTACTTCTTCTGCTGAAAACGTGCGGTTATCCTCTGGACGTAGCTGATAACCATCTCTTTGATCAACAGGCATCTTGCCTTGATCTGGGTAAAGTACATGACCAACTCCAATCGTCCAAAGTTTTGCAGGGCAACGGTAAGGCTTAAACCGCACACCTTCATGGTGCTTGACCATCTCAACAGCTTCAAGGCTAATGTTCATTTTTTGAACGCTTGACCGCCAAACCAAAACGACACAATGCAAGCCCAAATAATCTGAGTCTCATCATCCCACAAATGGTTTAGCGCCACATCAAAAGCTACGTCTGTGTGCCAAGCATAGTAAAAACCAAAGATTTCGACAAACATAAACATCACAAACATACCGTAAGTAATGACCGAACGGGTTGCCGCCCTCATGTTGATCACCCAAATTGATGCACCTTGGCCTAGCGCCACATCATGGGCATACAGGGCTTGGCGTTCTTGCATGGCGGTCTGGGCATTGGTGACCTCTGCGTTAATCTGTATCTGCTCAGTCTGGATATGCTCAATACGTTCCTGTGCTTCCAAGCCAGCTTTTTTTAGGGTCAGTTCCCGTTCGGTTTGCATTGCCGCCAGCGCCAGTTCATGCTTTTTGTCGGCACGGTCTTGGATGAATTCAAGGATTTTGGGCAGACCACCCATCAGGAAGCTGACTAGGGATGAAAACAAGGTTAGCATTTTTTAGCCTTTTAAATCAAAACTTAGATTGGCATGGCGGGGGTATTGAACAACACGTTCACCCTCGGGACATTTGTATTTGATCGTTGCCAGCAAAGTTGCCTTGCCTTCAGCAATCTTTTCTTTTCTCACCATCGTCAACTGGTAGGTAAACGTGTCAATCTCTGGCCCTGCTGGGCCGCTGAATCTGCTTGCCGTGGTGGTTGCCTCATGCACCATACCCGCCGCATCCCGAATGCTTGGGGTGAAACTCTCAACAGAACAATCATCCCGTTTTTTGATTCGTGCAACAGTGACATTTATGGGTTGTCCAACCTCTGCCACAATTTTAAAATGCTCTGGTGACCATTCAAGAATAGCCCTATCAAACCAGCCAAACTTGTCAGCCAACGTGTAACTGCCACCTAATGCGGCAACGCTTGCGGCAACAGCGCCAATGGCTTTGGTTAAATCAATCATGCTTTTACCAAATTAATTTGATTTGCCAATCCAGTGGGACACATAGCCCATTGCACTAGATATAGCAGACACCAGCGCCATGCCAGCCCAGAACCCGCCTCGACCCTGATTGGCAAGGGCAACCAGTTGTTCTAGCTGGGCCTCCATCTTGGTCATCTTCTTGTCCATGTCATCA